CTGACAGCTGTTTATTTTTCAGGATATGTGAGCGCATGCCTTTTACATGGTGACTGGAGGGTTAAATGATCGGATTAATATTCTCAGGTTTATTCCTGGCACTTATAATTTGCGTATTAGATGATATTGAGGGAGGTATGTTCAATGAATAAGGAAAGCTACAGCAAGAAGATTGCTTATAACAAGGATTACAACAGAAACAACTACAAAGCATATACATTCAGGCTTAACAGGGTCAGTGATGCTGATCTCATTGAGTGCCTGGATAACATGGACACTGTACAGTTTATCCGCAAGGCTTTGAAAGAATTCATAGCCAAGCATACGCTCATGCAGAATCTGAAGAGCCGTAAGAATAAGCGGATCGGATTCCCGTATGAAGTTTATACAGTTACTGAAGATGGCTTCAGGGAGCTGATCGGAAGCGCTGAGGATCTTGATAATGCCAAGGATATCCGTGATGCAGCATATTCCCGCAGCTCTCATGTTGCTGACTGTATCATTGTTAAGAGATATATGAATAAATATGGCACAGTAGTAGCCATGAAAGTCACAGCATGAAAGCCCGGCAGATCATAAGCCTTCCGGCTTATCAGATAAATAAATTGAGCGGAGGCGCTCTGAATGAGGCATATCAGACACTGAAGAGCGTATTCAATAAACGTGCAAAGACATTCCGGAAGCATGGAGCAGAGCGTGCTCTGCCTCCAGGCTTCAGGAAGGGCATGCAGAGCTCTGTAGGCATGACAGAAGCGGAGAAGCTGCAGGCATTGAAAGATGTATCTGCTTTTATGAGAGGAGAGCGCTCCAGCTATTCCGGATGGAGGCGCTCGGAGATCGAGCAGATGGAGAGCCTGAATGAAAAGCTTGAAGGTGTGCATCATTTTGACAGCCTGGATGATTTCCGGAAGTATGGTGAATTCATGGGAGAGATGCAGACAAGACTCGGAGAGATGTGGAAGGTCCAGAGTTCTCAGGTGAGAGAGCTCTTCTTCCAGTCTCAGAGACTAGGAGTCGATTCCAGTCAATTCCTGAAGAACTTTGAATACTGGATAGAGCATGCGGAAGAACTGCAGAAAGCAAAGCCTCTATCATATTCCGGAAGAGGCTTGAAAACTTCTGACTATGCTCGGCAGCTCAATCTTCCATCAATTAATGAATACTATAGGAACAGATATTCTGATGTTATGCAGGAGGCACTGCTTAAGGATCTGAGCGGAAAGGATCTGAAGAAGTATGTGAAGGAGCAGTACAGACCGGTATCCAGTAAAGTGAGGAAGAAAAAATGATATACAGCGTGAGCGATTATGATTTTTCTTTTCTTGAAAATATCCCTGTATTAAAGACAAGAGGAAGACGCTCACGGAAAGAGAAATACCTGGATATTATCACTGCCTTTGATATTGAGACTACTAACATCGATAAATATCAGCAGTCAGTCATGTATATATGGCAATTCCAGATTACGGATGATGATACCATCATAGGCAGAAGCTGGGAGGAATTCCGGACACTGATCCGGATCCTCTCCGGCTATGCTGCAGCAGCTGGCGGATATATAGTCTGCTTCATTCATAATCTCAGTTTTGAATATCAATGGCTGAAGAGTGTGCTGCACATTGATTCATGCTTTGCAATGGACAACAGAAAAATTCTGAAATGCGTGGCTGATCGGATAGAATTCCGCTGCAGCTATCTGCATTCTAATATGTCCCTTGACCGGTATCTGAAAAATAACAATGTTGAAAACAAGAAGATACACGGCTTTGACTACAGCAAAAAGCGCTATCCATGGACGGCGCTGACTGCAGAAGAACTGGAGTATTGTATCAATGATGTTAAGGGACTTGTGCAGGCTGTAAAGCATGAAATGAAGCATGATGGAGATAATCTGTATACATTCCCTCTGACAAGCACAGGATATGAGCGCAGAGAAGCCAAGGAAGCGCTCGGAGGATATCGGAGATATATCATGCCAATGCTTCCGGATGTGGAAGTATTCCATGCTCTGAGAAAAGCCTTCAGAGGCGGAAACACGCATGCCAACAGATACAATGTTAATATTATCCATGTGTCTACAGAGCAGGATCCGATTGATTCATATGATATATCCAGCAGCTATCCGTCAGTGCTTCTGACAGAGCGCTTCCCCGGTAAATTCAGAAGAGCAGATCCGGATCTCTTATGGTTATTCCTGAAACATGATCAGGCATGCCTCATGCATATCATGTTATATGATGTGCAGCTGATAGATCCGTCATGGGGCTGTCCATATATCCCGAAGGCAAAATGCGAGAGCATTACCGGAGGCATTTACGATAACGGCAGAGTGCTGCAAGCCTCCAGCGCTGAAATGTATATCACTGAAATTGATTTCAGCATTATGCTCAGTGAGTATAAATTTGATTATTATATTATGGATCTATGGACAGCAAACAAGCGCAGGCTTCCGAAAAAATTCAGGGAGATGCTGGCAGATCAGTACCGGCAGAAGACTTCCCTGAAAGGCGTTGATGATTATCTTTGTGGCAAATACAAAGCAAAAATCAACAGTGCCTTTGGAATGATGGTACAGAATCCCTGTAAGCCGGAATGGATCCTCCAGCCGGATGGAAGCCTGGAAGTGGATGTCCGACCGGTTGAGGATCTCATTGAGGAATATCAGAGAAAGGGATGGCTTCCGTATCAGTGGGGAGTATATTGCACAGCATATGCCAGGAAGAAACTGGAGGAAGGATTACATATTATTCCTCCGGACCGGTTCCTTTATGCTGATACTGATTCTATTAAATATGTAGGAAGATTTGATGATGCATTTGCGGAATTAAATAAGAATTATAAGCATGATGATCTCTCTGCAGTTGATGCAAAAGGAAACCGGCATTATCTGGGAGTCTTTGAAAAAGACGCATCATATAAGCGCTTCATCACAATGGGAGCCAAGAAATATGCCTATGAGGATGATACAGGGCTCCATGTGACTGTATCCGGAGTAAGCAAGAGAGAAGGCGCTGCAGAGCTCGGAAGACTGGAGAACTTCAAAGAAGGCTTCATCTTCCGCACAGCCGGAGGAACAGAACATATCTACAATGATGATCCTCCGGTGAAACATATCCGGATCCAGGGGCATGAGCTGGAGATCATCAGTAACATTGCAATCTATCCAAGCACATACACGCTAAGCCAGACGATGGAATATAAGCGCTTAATTATGTATCTGATGACTCATGATATAAGATATGATTTACATTACGAAAGATAACATGTATCATGTATTTGCGGAGGCAATGCAGCCCAGTAGCCTCCGCACCATATAAGAAAGAAGAGGGTTAATAAAATGAGTATTTCTAAATTCAATCACAAAGGCAACATTTTCACATTCAAGGCTGACAAGGATTTCCAGTATTACAAGCTGAAGGATCTGGCGCAGTACAAAGACAAAGTATTTCCGCTGCGTGCTCTGTTCATCAGCACAAAAGGCAGATACGGTGATGCTCCTGTAGCAGTCACTGATCTGTTCTATGTGAATCTTCCCGGGCATCTTCTGGATGATGTGAGGAATATCATCCAGGATCATGAAACAGTAGCGGATATCAATGCCGGGAAATGTGGATTTAAAGTGAGAGCATATCAGAACCAGAACGGTGGAGAGAGCTTCTCTGTTGAATGGGTGGAAACAGAACCTGATATCAAGGCTGCAGATCTCCCGTTCTAAGTTTTAATTAAAATAAAGAGGCAGGATGGGCGCTGCCTCTTTTATTAATTTAACTAAATATTTATCTAAATATTTTGCTTATTTATCTAAATATTTTGCTTATTTATCTAAATTTAATTAAAAGAGGTATATATGGAACTATATTTAAAAAACGGATACTTGGATATGCAGGCAATCATTGAAACAGATTTTCCTTTTATCTTTATTGCTGCAGCAAGAGGCACAGGGAAAACATATGGCGCTCTGAAATATTTTTATCAGAAGCATGAGCCGGTGATCCATCTCCGGAGGACTCAGAAAGAAACGGATCTCCAGAATAAGAAAGCAGGATCCAGTTATAAATCTGTTATGGAGGATCTCGGAAAAGACTATTCAATATCTTCAGCCAATAACCTGGGCACTGTATATGATGAAGAAGGAAACACAGTAGCCTATAACATGGCGCTGAACACATTTTCCAGTGTCAGAGGTATGGACTTCTCAAATATTAATTATGTGTTTTTCGATGAATTCATAGCAGAGCCTCATGTACGGAAGATAAAAGCAGAAGGTTTTTCCCTGGCAAATTTCTACGAGTCTGTAAACAGAAACAGAGAGCTTGAGGGAAGAGATCCGCTGCAGCTGGTATGTGCTGCAAACTCTGTGAATATGGCAAACGATATATTTTTATATTTTGACTTGATCACGCATGCGGAAGAAATGATCCAGACAGGAGAAGAGTACAGAGAGATCGGAAACAAATTGCTGATCATTCCGCAGCATTCTCCCATCTCTGATCGGAAAGCAAAAACAGCACTTTATCAGGCTGTAAATTCAGAATTCTCAGAGATGGCAATTAAAAACAAGTTCATTCTGAACGATCAGAGTTATGTAAAGAGAAGACCGGTAACAGAATACCGGTGTATATTGCAGCTGGGAGATCTGTTTATCTATGAACATAAAAGCAGACCGGAGTATTATGTAACATTCCAGAAGGGAAAATGCAAAGAAATATATACAAACGGATATGCCGACCGGCAGAAGGCAAAGAGATCTCTCTGGAGGTATGTTCAGTATTATCTTGATGGATTAATAAGATTTGAATCATTTAATTGTATAGCATTGTTTGAAAAGTATTTTGACTTATAATATATTATTTTTAGAGGAGCGGAGTGCTCTCAGGGAAGCCTCGGAAGGGCTGAGCATGACTGTCCCCGGGTCGCTGTCTATGACAGTTCCGCTGCCTCTGTAGGTGAAAGAGAGGCTGCTGACAATGGATATCAATGCAATCGTTCAGGCGATATCTACAGTAGGATTTCCGATTGCTGCATGCTGTATCATGTTCTGGTATCTCCAGAAAGAGCAGGAAGCGCATAAGGTGGAAATGAATACTGTAACAGAGGCGCTGAATAAGAATACGCTCGCACTCACAGAGCTTAAGGATCTGTTAAGTTTAATGACCGGATACGGAGGTAAAAACGATGCGTCCAGGGAAAGTAAATAGCTATACTGATCTTGAGCTCGCATTGATGATCTTTCAGGGCTGCTTCGGTAACGGAGCAGCAAGACGGCAGGCACTCGGCAGCAGATACAATGCAGCGCAGGGTCTTGTGGATCAGATCTTGAGAACAGGACAGATCCCTGACGGAGAGGGAGCCGGGGCTGTGGATCCTGCAAAATTGCAGCAGTCTATTGATAAATGTTTTGATTCAGTATTGAACCAGATCAGAGAGGAAATTGTAAACGAGTATGAAAGTAAATGAGATCATTAAGCTTCTGGATGCTGGCTACAGCAAGGAAGAAATCGAAGCTTTTGAAAAAACAGAAGAGCCGGAGGAAGCTGCTCCGGAAGATATTCAGGAAGAAGAACCGGAAGCGAGAACAGAAGAGAGTGCTGCTGACCAGGTACAGGATCCGGTTCAGGATCAGATCGCTAGATTAACCGCAGCCATGGAGCGTATGAGCGGTATGATCATTTCCCAAAATATCAATCGAACAGTCACGGAAGGCGCTTCTGAGCGTTCAATTAATGATATGTTAGCGGAAGTGATTAATCCGCCAAGGAAAGAGAGGAAGTAATGAGCGTTAACACACTTGAAATCGTTGATGTGTATCAGATTCTTAATTCGATCCATCAGCAGGCAACAGGTAGACAGTCACTTGCGCCAACTAACACAAGTGAATTCGTCTCGATGGCTACAACTACACTCGCAGCCGGAACGGATACTGTATACAATGCTCTGATGAACACCATCAGCCGTACAGTGTTCTCGGTGAGACCGTATGAAAGAAAATTCTCCGGTCTGGTATTTGAGGATACAGCATGGGGAGGTATCATGCGTAAGATCTCCTATGCAGATAAACCGCTGTCAGCAGAACAGGCATGGCATCCGGTAGATGGCACCAGCGTTGATCCATGGAAGATCAATAAGAGTGATGTCCTTGAAATGCGTTTTTACGGATCTGCAGTATATCAGGATACTGTTACGATCTTCCGTGATCAGCTGCGCAAGAGCTTTGAATCTCCGGATCAGCTTGGTTCTTTCGTTGCTGGACAGATGACTCATATGAGCAATAAATGGGAGCAGTACCTGGAAAATCTGAGCCGTGCAACACTTGCCAATTTTATCGGCGCTAAAGTTCAGCTGGATAATGGTGTTATCCATCTTCTGACTGAATACAAAGCTCTCACAGGTCTGACAACACTTACAGCGCAGGATATTTACAAGCCGGAAAATCTTGGTGACTTCTTCCGCTGGGTTCGTGCTCGCATCAACACCATCGGAAGACGCATGGCAGAACGTTCCGGTGAATATCAGGTAACTGTCCAGGGTAAATCTGTTAACCGGCACACGCCTTTTGCAGATCAGCGCATTTATCTTGCTGCTGATGCACTTGATATCATTGATACGATGGTAAACACTACAACATATCACAATGAGCCTCTGGCTTATGCTGACGTTGAAGGCGTAAGCTTCTGGCAGGATATCAACACTCCGGCAAAGATCAATGTGACTCCTTCCATTGTGAATTCTCAGGGGGTTGTATCTGCAGGTGAAGCTGAGGAAGTGGATAACATCTTCGGCGTTATGTTCGACCGTGATGCTATTGGCGTACACAGAGGCTTGTATGATGTTGATAACACCGTATTCAATCCAATCGGGCAATATTTTAATACGGTTCTCAACGCCAATCTGCAGTACACCAATGATCTGACGGAGAAAGGCGTTATCCTGCTGCTCGACTGATAAGACCTTCAGTATATATGTTTCTCCGGGAAGCCCGGGCGGATCTTCCGCCCGGGCTTTCTGGTAAAGGAGATAATCATGGAAATTATTTTATATAAAGATTTTGCCAAAAAAGATAACAGCACATTGAGACCGTCTGCATCCGGTGACAGTTTCAGCTGCTATCTGAAAGACAATACCAGCGTGACGGATCCCGTAATAGTCCTGGATCTTTCAGATAAAACCAATTACACACATTATACATATGCATATATACCTGAGTATGAGCGTTATTATTTTGTGGTTGATATGGTTGCAGATGGTCTGCTCTGGGATATCGTTCTCCGGTGTGATGTCCTGGCTACATACAAGACAGAGATCGGAGGAAGCTCTCTTTATGTCCTCCGGAGCGCTGCAGCATCTGACGGCAGGATCATCGATACATACTATCCTGTAATGACATATCACACGGACAGAACGGCTGTGCATAATAATCCGATGAATAAGAACAGCAGCACAGGAGCGCCTTCTGTGGATGCCGGTGTATTCATCCTGGGAGTAGTTGGACAGGGTTCCGGAGATTATAACTATGGATCTATCCGTTATTATGTTGTTACTCGTTCAGCATTGAATAGAATTGTATCTGCTTTACTGGATGATACTGTGATCGCTCCGGATTTTGATACAGATGATATGTCGCTGGCTCTGCAGAAATCCCTTATAGATCCGCTGTCATTCATTAAGAGCTGTATCTGGCTTCCGGTAGACAGAACATTGTTAACAACACAGGAAATGCCTCAGATCACAATGCCTGTGTTTACCTGGACTCTGCCAAGGGTAGCATGCTACAAATTGGATATTAATCCTCCCCAGGTACAGAACAGCTTTGACTTGACGATAGCAGCGCATCCTCTGGCAGCCTCCAGAGGCTCATATATGAACACAGAGCCGTTCACACGGATCCAGCTTGCATATCCTCCGTTTGGAGCTTTTGAACTGGATACGGCTGCATTATCAAATCAGAGCGCAGTCACCTGTATTACATATCTTGATGCTATTACCGGCATGGCGCATTTAAAAGTAAGAGCCAAGGAATCCGGCAAGATCCTTGTTAATACGCAGGCACAGGTGGGCGTGCAGATCCAGCTGTCCCAGGTTACAAAGGACATTATCGGATCAGCAATGCAGGCAGCAGGAGCAGCTTCTGATCTGTTTTCTTTCAATTTCGGAGGCGCTGCGCAGAATGCTATCGGATCCGCAGTATCAGCATATAAGCCTCTCGTTTCTTCCATCGGAGGAAATGGAGGATTCTCTGATCTGAATGGATTTGTAGAGCTGCAGCAGTCCTTCTTCTATCCGGTAGATGAAGACAATGCAAATGCCGGAAGACCGTTATGCGAGATCCGGCAGCTGTCAACATTGCCAGGATACCAGAAGATCATGGATGGAGATGTTACCATCTCCGGAACTGCCGGAGAGCAGGCAATGATAAAATCATATCTGGAGGGTGGATATTTCTATGAGTGAATATGTTCCCAGACTGACAGCACCGGCAACAGATGATCCCAGATGGATCATGAGCAGTTACGGAGGATATAACGACTGTATTGCAGGCTCTTATGGTCCGCCTTCGGTCCTTCCGAACTGTACAGGATATGTGCATGGCAGATGCATGGAGATCGCAGGAATCAATACTGATAACATGGGATTATCTTTCGGAAATGCTGTAACCTATTACTCTCAATCTTCTTCTGACTGGATCCAGTCCAGTGAACCAAGTTTAGGCGCTGTGATTGTATATTCCCAGAATGTTGGATGGGAGCCCGGTCATGTTGCAATCGTTGAGCAGATCATTGATAATGATACGATTGTTATATCTCAATCTAATTATGGAGGCGCTCGCTTCAGCACATGGACATGTACCAGAGCTGCAAATTGGACTCCATTTACTAATGTTTCGTTTATTGGATTTCTAAAAAATCCATATGTGTCTCCGGAGCCTCCGGAGCCTTCCGGAAGCAAAGCAAAATATGCTATTCTATTCTTAGCAAAGAAAAGAAAGGAGGATAAAGATCATGGCAGGATTAAACGGTATACCGGCATTATATGATCAGAAAAATGTATATAATTCCCAGGTGAATCCAAGCACAGTGCATGCTTCTAACACTGCGCTCAGCTGGTTCTTCTATCGGTATCTCATGCAGAAGATCTTCTCTGTTTACGAATTCCAGCTGCCGGATGAATGGGATAAAGATTATTTTCTCTATACATTATTCACAATCGGCTTCGGCGGAGTGCTGAATACAGACAAGTATGGCACGATCTTCCAGCATGGCACGCTGTCCGGATATAACATCTATTACAGACCGACTGTATTTCTGGTATCTAATCCGGCTCTTAAGAAGCAGTACCGGCTGCAGATCGGTGAGCAGACTGAACTTATCAAGCTTACTCCGGATTACATGGGAGCCTTTGATATCGTGCAGCTGTATGGCGATATGATGGCTGTAACTCTTGAAAGCTTCGGAGTGAATGCCATTAACGCAAAATTCAGTTATGTATTTATGGCTGAAAATAAGACAATGGCTGAGAGCATGAAGAAGCTTTATGATCAGGTAGCTTCCGGACAGCCTGCAGCATTTGCTGATCGGAAGCTCTTCGACCAGGAAGGAAATCCCCGGTGGATGCTCTTCCTTAATAACCTGAAGCAGAATTATATCGGATCAGATCTTCTGGAGACTCTCACACAGATTGAAAATAAATTCAATACGCTGATCGGCATCGCCAATGCCAATAATGAAAAGAGAGAGCGGATGATAGTTGATGAAGTGAATGCCAATAACCAGGATACCAGAGCGCTATGCTCTGTATGGCTGGACAGCCTGCAGGAATCTTTTGAAAAGGTTAATGATATGTTTAACCTGAATCTGTCCGTTAAATTGAGAGAGGAGGCTTCAAATGGGTATGCTGACGATAATGGGTCTGTATCAGTATGATGATACGATTTTTGATAGCATAGTTCTTCCTGCCGGACTGGATAAGAACACTATGATCAGCAGCATCCTCCTGGAATGCTCAGAGCTGGAGACATTTATTTCAGATCCGGATATCATGAAGCAGGCTCTCGGTTACTGGTCTAATAAGAATCTTGATAACTGGACACATATCAATGAAGCTCTGAGAGAGAATTATGATCCTTTGTGGAATAAGGATGGAACTTATACGGAGACAGAAAACAGGGATCTGAAAAGCACAGGAACCAGTACCGGACAGGTGTCCGCCTTCAATACAGAATCATTCCGGAACCAGAGCAGACAGGATGCATCCGGAACGGATTCCGGAACGATTATCAGGACTAGAAGAGAGACCGGTAACATCGGCGTTACAACATCGCAGCAGATGCTGACGGAAGAAATCAATCTCCGCAGACAGTTCAATATTTATGATTTTATAACAGAAGATTTCAAAAGCAGATTTTGCTTGATGGTATACTGAATATGAGCAGGACATTCTGGTTCGTTATGGGATTCCTGATCGGAAACACTACAGGGATCATCGCACTCTGTCTGCTGATGGCAGCAGACGATGAAAAAAGACGGAGGTAATAATGGCTAAAACGAAAACAATTAAATCAGCACCAGCTTTAAAAGCTGCAGCATCAACAGACTTCACATACAGAAACGAGCTGCAGGCTGTGATCAGATTCAATTCTGCTTGTGTTCTGGAAGTCACAGCAGACACGGAACAGAAGACACTTTCAATCAGACTGCTGGATGAAGTAAACGGAAAGACATACCAGGGAAGCGTAAAACTGGCGGAGGCTAACTGATGGGAATGTATGAGCACTGGCCATATACTAATTTCCATGAGCTGAATCTGGACTGGATCATCAAAGAGATGAAGCTCATTGAGACAGAGATGGAGGATATCCGGAGCTGGAAGGAAGATTGGGAAGATACTTTATCAGATCTGAATGATAAATATGCAGAAATCGTAAAGAAATATGATGTGCTTGAGAAGGAGTTCAATGATCTCGTTTCACAGGTGCATGCCGATTTCGATAGTCTCACGCAGGATATCATCCAGAGGTTCGGCTTATTGCAGTTCAATCTGGAAGCAGATCTGCAGGCGTTCAAAAATGAGATCCAGTTCCAGGTTACCGGACTCAGTAATCAGGTTACTGCTCTGGATCGGAAGGTTGATCAGGCGCTTGATAACCTGAGCGAAAGCTTGACAATGATCAATCCTTTTACAGGTATTGAGGAACCGATTTCCCAGATCATCATGCAGCTGGCGAGCTATCACATGCAGGATGCTCTGACAGCACAGGAGTATGATAATCTGCATCTGACAGCGCAGGATTATGATAACCGCAGTCTGACAGCATATCAGTATGATATTCAGGGCAAACAGTATTTATTATAAGGAGGAAATACTATGTCACATACAAATGCAACAGCGCATTATGCGCTCTCTCAGTTCATTGCAACTGACACGCCTGGCTGGATGAGTGATGTCAACCAGGATAACAGCAAGATCGACACGGCTATTTATAACAATGCCAGCAATATCAGCGAACTGACTTCCAGAATGTCAACAGCAAATGCAAAACTTGAAAACATGCTGCCGGATGTTGGCAATGTTGGCTCAGTTCTGCAGAAGACTTCCAGCGGAGCAGTATGGTCGAATCTCTTCAATCTTATCTATCCGGTAGGATCCATCTATATGACAGGGGATACTGCTTTCGATCCAAATGCTCGTTTCGGTGGTACCTGGCAGCAGATTAAGGACCGTTTCCTGCTTGCTGCAGGTGATACCTATACAACAGGTGATATCGGAGGCGAGTCAGAGCATACTCTCACGATCAGTGAAATGCCACAGCACACCCACAAGGTACTGATCACTTCTTCATCATCTCCAGATCACAACTGGTATTATGAATATAAAACCGGTTCCTCTAAATTTACTTGGAACGATACAGAAGATGCGACAGGTATTCAGAATGTTGGTGGCAGTCAGCCTCATAACAACATGCCTCCATATCAGACTGTTATGGTCTGGAAGCGCATCGGTTAAGAAACAGCACAGACAGAGACCAGGTTCATCCTGGTCTTTTTTATTTTGCAAACAGAATCTGATCCGGTTCTATCACGGT